TGAGCCCCAGTTGGAGTGGCAGTCAAGCTTCAATCGCGAGTTTGCAGTGTCAACTGTTACGCTCTTGGTTCCGTTCGTGAGGATTATTCCGTAAGCTGTTGACCAGTTCGAGTAGGTTATTTCCTGCACATCCGCGGGAGTGTCGCTAAAGTCTTCATATGCAGAGCTCATCTTTTGACACTCCCGTCAATCTTGAACAGGCCAAGGTTCAGGCTCATGGCAAAAACGTTGTCCTCATAGATTTTGAAGAAGCCCGTGCGCGCGTCAAGCATGAGGCACTGGCAATCACCCTTCTCGTTTTTCACATAGCCGACTGTTTTCCTTACCTCGTAGTTTTGCACTGGCAGGAAAGAATTCGGGAGGTTATCAAAAACTTTCAATTCGCTTTTGATTTTGCTTGGGTACTCCTGGTCTTGGTCGTATTTGCCAATAATATTCTTGAGTGTGGTTAGTTCGCTTGATTGCGGGTTGCTTTGCTCAAGGCCTGAGATTTTCTGCCGCAAATCAGAAACCTTTTCATTCACAGGCTTTTTTTGGAGAGTAAACCCGTCGTATTGGCATTTGCTGTCCACGAGCTTTCTGCTACACTCAATGCAGTTTTCTTCGTCCTCGAATTGGCCCAAAGCATATTTCAGGACGCTCTTGTCAGCCCTGTAAAATATTGTGCAGTTGGTGCATCTTTCTGTGGCGAGGTGGTTTCCTTTTTCGTCAGTTTCTTTCCACCTGCACACATCGCAGTGCACGATTTTTGGGGCTATTGCGGACTTGAAATAAAACAAGCCCAAATGGTTAGGCGGAACTTGCAGCGTTGCAAGAGAGCTCTTGTCGATGTGCTTGAATTGGATTGCCGTTATTTCCTTGAGGTCTTTCTGCTCCTGCAATTGCGGCCAGTCCATTTCCTTTTCCGTTATTGTTTCCCCGTTGGAGAAATTCGCTATGAAATACGCTATCAAGGCCATAGTATCCCTCCTGTAGCGGAATCATTGCGCCTCGAAAATGGCCAATGCATTCCGCCCAATTTTTTTTATGGCAAGTGTGCGTTAGTTGTCTGCGGCCCACATTTCCTCTGACCACTTGTAGCCTGATGCGGGCGCGGTTACTGGGTCTTGCACAGAGCCGGTTGAGTCGGGGCCTGTGAAGTATATTGCATCGCTGCTCAAGACTTCTACCCAGTTTGGCGTAGAGTCGCTGTCTGCAGTGTTGACATACCACTGGATTGTCGGGGCTGAGCCCGTGTAGGTGTACTCGTATGTGAGGACTCCAGTGTGGCCTGTTTCGCCTGCAGAAGCGTCTGAAGGGATGCAGCATGCGAGTGCCCATGTGGTGTCTCCGCTTGCGCCGGGGGTTGAGTTGGCCGTGACATAATTGGTTGTCCCTTTCAATGCGTTGGGGTTCGCCGAGCCTGCGGTTGCCGTGTTGTTGGCGCACCAGTTTTGCGATGGCGGAGTATTGCTTGCCTCAGTGCCGCTGTTGTAGGCCTTGATGAAACTTGTGTTTCCTGTTCCCGTGGTTCCTGCGAGTATTTCTTTTGCCGTGGTGCTGTGGGAATTGTCATCCCAAGCTTCCAATTTGGGCGCTGTGCTCAGTGCTGTCGAGTTCGTTATTTTGAGGGACTTTCCCCTTTGTGTTGATTCTGTGGGCAAATGATAGCTCAATACCTGCACTCCGTTTCCGTAAGCCATTGTTCAAAACCTCCGTCAAGCATTCACAATTGCTCTTATTGGCCTCCCGTAGGAAGCGAGTAATCTTTCTTTTTCCGCATTCAGCCTCTCGATTGACTTTCCAATGAACTCCGGGGAATTGGATGTCGAGAGTTTTCCGAGCGAGTAGGCGCTGAAGCTATTGTATTTCCCGCCGCTCAAGGCAACCATGATTTTTATCGCCGCAATTACCGCAGTAAGTTCCTGCACGGCTTTTGGCGCGGTCGAGTTACCGTATTCGTAAATTACTTTGACGCTTTTGGCTCCCCTTGGCCATACTCCGACTGTTGCGTGGGAGATCGCGTTTTTCCTGATGAAGAGCATTCCGTTGCTTTTCCACCCGTACCTTGCAGAGCTTATGGCAGTGTATTCGCCGGTGCTGTTCCAATCCACGGCAATTTCGATTATCCTGTTGACGGGGTGCCTTGGCAGCATAAGGTACGGGGTTCCCTTTCCGTCAAGGTAGGCGGTTTCTCCTTGGATTGAAAACTTCGTGCCAAGATACAATTCGACCTCTTCTTCGGCGACCTCAAGGTGGCTTGTGACCTGTGCCTCGGTTATTCCTTCGGTTGAGAGCCTTTCTTTTGCCAGGTTTAATGCCCTATAAACATCGTCTTGGTTGCTGAACGCCATATCAAATTCACCTTTTTAGCTCGAAGAGTAGACAACGGAGAGAACCACTGCGGTTGGGCCAATTGTTGCAATCGAGTGGCTGATTATTGTCACGTCGGCTCCTGCGCCCGCTATCCACGTGTCAAAGTCAGCCAAGACTTCCTTGATTCGGCCTCTCCAAAATATGTGGTGGTTTGCCATCGTCATCCTCCTTTAATTCTCCTTCGCAAAACTTGAGTTTCTTCAATGTCACCAAATTTTCTTTAGAATATTTCTTCATCCTTACACCAAGCTGAGCTCGTAGGTCAAAACGTCGTTCACCTTTAGCTTGAGCTTTGTTTCCGCCGAGTTGACCCAAATCTGGCCAATCAGCGGGGCTGTCGGGTCGACTGCGAGCACGGGTATTGTGAGCAGGTTTTGTGGCGTTGCCCCGCTTTTCATGTCAACTACCCCTTTTCTGAAAGTGTGCTTCATTTTTTCACCTTCAGTCAATCCCGTATATCTTGAACGCCCTGAAGATTGTTCCGGCGTCGTTCTTTGGGTAGGCCAGTGCGAGCTGGGCGAACATCAGGAAGTCGTCAGACAGTCCTGTTCTGCCGAGTTCGATTTGGCTTATGTCATAGAACACGGGCACTTTCCATGTTTCCTTGTCAACCGTGTACACGACCTTTTGGTCTGTGGTGGTTGGCATGTATGAGGAAACTAGGATTGGCGAGTTCCTGTAGCTCTCCACCCTGAACCCGGCGTTGATGTCGACTTTTTCAAGCGGCAGCCTATACAGGTCGTAGTATTCGCTTGAGAGTTGTGTTTTGGTGCTTGAATTGGTCACGTGGATCATTTGCCGCTCGTCCATTCCCTCCTCATCCACCAAATAATCAACCGCGGCATCCATGTCCTCGATTGTAATGTCTGCTCCGGCCTTGTTGCTTGACTGGCTCGCGCCAAACGTGAGGTCGTCAAAGCCGCTGAACGAGTCCGCATCTCCGGGACCTCCATCTCCTGAATTGTCTGATGGGTCTCCGTTGATTATGGTGTTCTCTATTTGCCTCACTAGCGCAGTCATGGCTATTTCCTGTTCCTTGGCCATTATGTCCACTATGTCTTTCGTGGCTTTTTGGCCGAGGATTCCCACGCTGCCCTTGTAGACAACCAGCTTTGTGCTGAACACTTGGTCTTGGTAGGTTCCTTCCTGCGCTGTCTCGCTTCCCGAATCCGCCTCATTTGTCCACTTTCCCAGAACTGTTCCGGGTGTCGCGTTCACGAGGTAGTGGTAGTCTGGTATTGCGATTGGCTCTTTTTGCAGCTCCTCATAAAACGGAACTCTCTTTTTCACCAAGTCGGCTATGCGCTTGTCCTTGTAAACCGGCGTCACATCAGCAACGTCAGTTAGGGTGAGCAGCTTTTGCAGCGTCTTGGTGTTGGCAAAGAATGCCTTGCCCGCCTGTTCGATTGCAAGATTCCTCATTTTTCGTCACCTCTCCATCTGCATTCCCTTGACTTTTGTCAGGTAATGCTCTGCAGCATTAAAGCCGCTGTCAGCTTTCTCGATGTCCAAGCCCAATGCCTTGGCAATGGCCTCGCTTGGAACATGCCCTTTCCTTTGCGGCTTGTAGTCCTTGAGCTTTTCCTCAAGAACCTTCTTCACGGCCTTTTCGAGCTCGGCCTGCTTTTGTTTTGTCTTTGAGGCTTCAAGCATTGCCGTCACTTTTTTCTGGGTTGAAACGTCGTCGTCCTGCGTGGGCTCGCTTGCGTTTCCCTCGCTTGAATTGGCGTCAAAATCCTCCGCCTTTTCCTCAGTATCGTCTTCAGTCTTCGAGGTTGCGAGCTCCTCGAGGGCCGAGATTCTTTGCTCCAGGGAGGCCATGCGCTCATCAAAGCCTTGCCCACCCTGTTCGCCTTGCCCGTCTGCCTGTTTTTCTTTCATTCCAAAACCTCCAATGTTAAAGCTTTTTGCTATGTGGCCGTAAGTTGCGTTACGGTTTGATTGAACTGGCGTCCAGCTCGCTTCCACGAGCTCGCCGTCAGTGTAAACAGTAACCTCCCTCCCGTCAACGCTCTTGGTTTCATCGTTGTACGGTATGAGGCCTATTGAAACGCCTGGATTCATTCCCATTTCTATGGCTTCATCAACCTGCTTTTTTATTTGCCCTGCGCGGGGGTTTGCGTTCTCGCTGAAAAAAACCGGATCAGCCATCAAGGCGATGTGCTGGCCGTTCTTGATTTTTCTCAGATTCTTCCATCCGCCGGTCCAAGAATCCATTTCATTCTTGTGGTCTGCAAGCTGCGGAATAATTCCCTGTCTTGCGATTTTGTCGATGAGGGTTTCCCCCATCATTTCCGTGTCCCTGTCAAGCGAAGTGTCAGAAAGAATCGCTGAATAAGTGCCATCAGGCTTTTTTGTTATGGGCATCCAGAACTTTACGATTCTGCCCTCAAGCTTTTCCTTTGCGACTTCTTCATTTGCAGGCATTCTCAAGACACCCTTGTGGGGGTCCGGCAGAACAAGGGGAAGCCCGGCAGCCTGAACCCTTGCTCCGCCGGACTTTCAAAAGAATAAAACGAATTATTCTTTTTCAAGAAAGTATCCTGTTTAACACCTTTATATTTGTACTAGCGAATAATCGGAACAACTGTGCTTCTGCAGTTGGGGTGGGCTGGCGGGGCCGAGAATTTTTGGCCAGTGTGCGAATCGGTGAATGGCTCGTCGAGTTCTTGCACTTGGCTATCAAGGCTGGTGCATATCTGGCTGTCTTGTTCCCTTCGGGGTTTTGCTGCGAGCCATTTCTTGGCTTTTACTACGCCTGATTTTTTGTAGCCGAGGATTGCGCCCTTGTTTGCGGCGCGGTTGAGCTCTGTTCTTGCAATGGCCTGCAGCCTTGAGTCGTTGGCGGCAAACCTTTCTTTCAAGAGCTCTTGTGCTTGTGAAACGCCGAGCTCTTCTTCTATTGCTTTTTGCAGGGCGCCCTTGATTTCTTTTTCGAGTTCTTCGTTAACTCCTTTGATTCCGGGGTACCAGTTGCCATTGAGGTCAAGGTAGCCTTTCATGTTCTCTTCGACAAGGGCCTTGATTGTGTTGGAGAAGTCTTTTTCATTTATTTTGGTGTTGAGCTGCTCGCTTACGCTGTCAATTGATTTTTTGAATTCCTTGTCCACGAATTGGCGGATGACAATGCCGTATCTTCCCAATGACTTGGCAAAGACACTGAACAAATTGGCGTTGATGCCCTCGCCGATTTTCTTGCTCAGGCTCTTCTCTTCTTTGAGGAGCGCGAGGGTTTCATTCATCGCTTTTTTGTTCACCTCGCTCAAAGCACGGTAAAATGCAATGGCGTTCTTGTCCACTCTTTTCTGCTGCAGCTGCACGGCCTTTGTTAATTGGGCTTGGTTGAGTGAAAACGGTAGCTGTGGAACATCAGGCACAACCGGCTCCTGTCCCCATGTCACGGGGTTGCCGAAGCTTCTCTTTTCCCTTACCTCGTTTATTGTCATGACTTTGTTTCGCAAATAAATCTCGTCGATTTGTGCCTGCTTCAATTCCATGTCCTTAAGCTTGAGCTGGTCGTCTATTTTTTCCTCGACCGGGTTGAAAGTAAACTTGAGGTTTTCCGAATTCTTGAATAGCGGAATGAGTTTCATGTTGAGAACGGATTCAGCCTCCTGCTGCTCCGCCCTCACG